TTTTGAAGAATATTCTCTTTGAATTGTTATTGAAGCCCAAGTTTGTCATATACCTGTCGAGATCGGTCTTTTCATTGGCGCGTCTCTCTTGAGCGCGACGAACGGCTGTGTTGGTTGCCAATTGTTTAATGGAGTTCCAATTTGTAAAATAGCCATTCATTTTTGAAGTAATCTCGGTTCTGTTCCCGGGTGTGAGATTCTGAAGAGTATTGAGGTAGCTATAAAACTCTTCTTCACTTTGAGCATATTTTTGATTCTTCCTCGACTTGTTTATTTGTTTAGCTCTGTCTGTCAAAATACTGGTATTGACGTTGGTAGTATCAAAGTTTTTAAGAATACCATTTATGTCACTTTGGGAGAGATTAGTCATTTTTTTAAGACTATTCACAAGTGACTTTCTCTTTTTGGCCTTCAAGTCTGCGAACTTTTTATTAGCAACTTTTTTGGCATCCACCTTGAGAGCATTCATATCATCTTGATTTTTACTGAACTTATTGAGGAATGGTCTTTGTTCACCATTATTGAGACCCTGTTCATTCAAGAACTTTTTAAGATTTGCGAGTTGCCCAGCCTTAATACTAGCCTTCTTTTGAGTTTCATAGACTGTGGCAGTTTTCATAATGGAAGTCAAGTTGACATTCTTGTTAAAATTGTTAAAGAATTTCCGTCTCTCATCGTTGGTGAGATTCAATGTATTGAGATGTAATTCCAATTTTTTCAGGTTTTTAGACCGTTTTTCGATAATCTTATTTTGAAGCATTTTGTTCGCCAATGATTTTGTAGAGTTAAAATTGAGATTTTGAGACAAAATGTTTCGTTTGTTATCGGCGTTTAGACCAATTTTGTTTATGTAGTCGGATTTCTTACGATTCAGAGCGTTCTTCTCATTTTGAGCCTTCTTCTTAGATATGGCGACCGCTTCATTCATCAATGGCTCCAACTTTTCACGGTTCAATTTATTAGTCAAGTTCTTTATTTCCTGGTTGGTGAGACCAAGTTTTCTTCCATGATCTGCGAGTACATTGGTGTTAGCCTTTCTCTTTTCTTGGATGCGTGCTGTCAAAATAGCATTCGCTTCTTGTTTGAGGTTGTCCAATGCAATCTTATTATTCGCATTAAACTTACTGATAACCACCCTTTGATTTTCTGGTGACAACCCCTGTGTCTTCATATATTCCTCAAGTTCATCACGATCCTTGCCACGTTGAGTTTCAATTATTTTTACCACCATCGCATTTAACTCGCTACGAAGGGCTGTTATATTAGCATTTTCATCATTCAATCTACGAATGAATGCGTTCTTATTCGTATTTGATAGAATTGACCCCTTCACTTTTGAAGCTAATTTCGCCTTGTTATCGGCGATCTTAGCATTTCGGGTATCCTTAACCATCTTATTAACTTCAAGTTGAAGCGTTCTAAGATTACCCTGATTTGTGTTGAATCGCCTTTCAATATTGATCTTAGCGTTTCTTGAAATATCAGCAGTTTCCAAATATTTCATAAGGGTATTCTTGTTCAAGGACTTTTGTTGTTGAACCCTCTCTTTCTTCAACTGTTGCGCAACCCTTTGGAGTGCGTTCACCGTGAGTGTGTCACTGTTGTACTTTTCCATCATCTTCCTTTTATCCCCATTATCGAGGCCAAGATTGACGAGGAACTTTTCAAATTGTGCCTTCTTATCTCCCTTCTGCTTCGCAATTCTCTGGTTTGAGAGCGCTTTTGCCTTGTTACGATTTCTGTTGTTTGTACTCATGAGATTGCGTTTATCATTGATTGTGAGGCCTGGGAGAGTATTGAGGAATTCGGAAAACTCCTTGCGTTTCGCGCTCATATTTTCCGCATTTCGAGTGGATTTAAGACTTTTAGCTTCTTGGATTAATCCATTGATATTACGATTACCATTTGTAAACTTTCTCATAATTGAATTCTTGTTCACCTGACTGAGACCAAGCTCACCAAGACGTGTATTTAATGCGGACTTCAATTTGGAATCCTTTTCACTCTTGATCTGTTGGGCAATTTTGGTTGCCTTATTCTTAAGAGCATTCGCACTCATTTGGTTGGAGTTAAAGTTATCAAGTAGATCGTCGCGATACTTGTTTGTGATACCCAATTCCGTCATAAATTTGATAAACTCCTGCTTGTTATCAATTTTGGTCTGTTCAATGCGCTTATTAGACATCTTCTTGGCTCTGTTGCGGTTCATACTGTTGTTTTGTGTAAGCTCGGCTATATCGGCATTGGTGAGACCCGGTAACCTGTTTATGAACTCCCGGTACTCTTTCTTAGCCTCCGCAAGCTTCGAAGCACCCTTTTGCGCCTTTAGGGTTTTGGCTTCTTGAATCAATTTATCGACATTACGATTACCATTTGTAAACTTTTTCATAATGGAGTTCTGTTCAATTTGATTAAGACCTATTTCCCCGAGGCTTTTCTTAAGCTTAATACGAAGGGCTTCATTTTTGGTAGAACCAACATTTTCTTGGAGCTTGAGAGCTTCTGCCTTGATTGAGTTTATATTAACGTCTTCATTTCTGAAACGACGCAAAAAATCATTCTTTTTGGTTTGATTAATTTGAAGGGGTGTTAAGAATGAGAGAAGATTTTGCGCTGTCACACTCTTCTTTTCCTCTATTCGTTTCTTAACGAGATCATCTGCCATCTTTCGCATTGTATTTACATTGGCAGTTTCAGTCACACCTTTAACGAGAGCCTCTTTATCGGCAGCGTTCAATTTGTTGTATGTTTGAAGAATGGAGCGGAACTCATCTTGTTTCTTTGAGAGTTTCTCAAGCTTCTTCTTAGCATCCAAATCACGAGCCTCCTTAATAAGAGTATCGATGTCTTCTCCAACACCATGACGTCGAGCCCTGTTCAAGAATAGGGTTTTGTTTGTATTAGTGAGACCCGTTGTCTTCAAGAACATGGCCATCTTTTCCTCGTTTGAGCGTATGACATTCGCCTTCTCGTCAGCCTTGATCTTTGCTTCAACCTGAATCTGCTTGAAGTCGTCGGTGGCCATTCTTCGCTTAAAGGCGTTACGATTTGTGTTTGAAATGTTCAAACTATCGAGTAATGAAGAAAATTCATTTTCTTCACGTTTAGCCCCTTCAGCTCTCACTACAACGTCCATTCTCTTGCCCCGGCCGAGTTGTATTTGATTAAGGAACTTTTGTTCTCTCTTTAGACCAAGTTGCTTAATTCTGGCGACAGCTAATTCAAGAGAAAAATCTTCATTTTTTGGTACAATAGTTGGGGTTGGTTGATTAGTATAAGTTGATGGTAACTGTGGGCCTTGAACCCTTCCAGTATTTAAGTAGTAACCCAATCCCTTTTCGCCTTTTCTAAAAACATAGCCGTCTTTTGAACCCTTAAACGTTTTAGCGGCTATAAAGTTCTTATTTTTACCACCTCCGAAAAGACCCGATAAAAACCCCCCTTTCTTCTCCGGCTTTCCCTGACCGCCTAAAAATTTTGGTTTACTGTTCTTTCCAAATAACCCACCCGTTGGAAATGTCACCTTTGAATTTTTATTCGCTGGTCGATTCACATTGGTGTTCACCCGATTCACATTGGTGTTCACCCGATTCACATTGGTGTTCACCCGATTCAAGTTGTTCACCCGATTCACATTGTTGTTCACACGGTTAAAATTGGTGTTCACTGCTGTGTTATTCACTGCTGTGTTATTCACTCGATTGTTTGCGTTGTTCACCCGGTTGTTAAAATTGTTCACTGCTGTGTTATTCACTGCTGTGTTTACATTATTATTAACAGACATGACCGTGCCTCGCCGCCCCCGCCGTCTTCTCGCAATCTTGACGGGTTCATGCACTTTCATGTATCTAAGACGCTTACCAATCGCATCAACAAGTTGACTCTTCGTCATTTGTTCCACATTTTTGAGATCAACCTTACGAGCAATCCGTTTAAGATCTACACGCTTTGTGGTCGAATCAAAAAGTTTTTCATAATCGTTTGGTTTCAATGGAGACTTTCTATCAACGAGGTAAGTCCTCGTAGAGTTTATCACCATTGGTGGAAGGGGCAACTTATTGTCCTGAATATCTTGGTAGGCTTCACATATCTCTTTTCTTGTTAAGTTAATAGTAACCCCCGTATTGAGCTTGATCAATTTCCGGAGGTTTTCTATATCTGCGTCTGGGTCACACGCATTCATTGTTTTATATTAAGTTAACAAAAAAGTGGAGCAAATTATTTAATGGTGTAATATCCTATATTATATAATTTAATCTTATCTTCATAAGACATATTAAAGTCGAATATATTAGTATCAGCTACATTTATTTCTATCATTGTTGTTTTTTCGTCATATTCAACTCTATTTGTGAGAGTTGAACGAATGAGGGATTCTACAAACTGTCGTGGATTATTTATTTCTTCTTGATAGACACGATCCATTTTGAGTTTGATACACGTAACTTCATGTATCTTTTTATCAAGAAAGGGTACCATTGGATATTGTTCTTGTGTTCCACCGTCTATGTAACTCTTACCATCGTATTTGCCACATGCAAATATGAGAGGTATAGCCATACTCATACAAACGGCATCTATCACTTTCATACTGGGATGCGTATCACGAGAAAAGTACACAGTAGTTGAACTATTGAGACAATATGCCGATATGTAAATCTTCATATCCAACTCCGCAAATGTAGGATCGGAACCACATATTTCAACAAGTTTTTTACGAATTGGGTCCATATCAACAAAACCAAATTTGTTAAAGAAGGATCCTATACGCAATTTAACAAATTTGGGGACATCTAAATCAAGAGCCACTTCCAAAATCTCATCTATAGACATCCCCAAAGCCATAAAGAGAGCTAAAATAGAACCCGCAGATGACCCAGATATTTCCTTGACATCTACAAGCTGGGATTCAAGTGCCTTCATGGTTCCAATCATTGAGTATATACCCATAGAAGCTGGCCCCAACACAAGATACTTCATCCTCCTATCTAATAGAACTGAGGAAATTGACGACGCAAAATCGCGAAAACCACTGCGAAAACGATTGCGTGGGTCAAGGCCGCTTGAATACTGGTTTGACCGGATTGGAGAAGACCTCCAGAACCTGGAGGGATCGTCAACAACAGACCCGGACTCAACGCCAAAAAGAGTATCGTAGTCACAATCAAATCGCTCCTCGTCAGGACGACGCCCATTGCCTTGGCGACGAGGCTGTAGACGAGGAAGAAGACGAGGGCGTGAAACATAATAGCCGTTTGATTGGTCTTTCCGGTGGTGAACCTGACATTTTCGCCCTCGGTAGTCAGAAGAATACCGGGGCTTAGGGCCAAAAAAAGAGCCGCTGGAACAGAGACCTTTGTCGAGGTGATATCAGGGAGCATATTTTAATATGTAGCTACATTATTTTGCTTGGTGTGCTGGTATGCAAACTGGACCCAGTGATCAAATGTAGCACCTGCCATGAATTCACCTTGGAGATCGCATTCTCTTAGGAACAACCGAATTTCATTCCAAATGTATGACAATTTTGACTCATATGGAATCCATACAAACTCGCAATCTTCGTAATGTTCATTATAACAAAAATCGGCAAAGTCGGAGAATGAACATTCTGTCATGATTTCATACTCAAGGAATGCATCTCTTATGAGTACCTGAACGCGGTCCCACAAGTCCCATAGTTCATCTGAGTATTTGATTTGCCAATCCTCAATACTGAGATGAATGTCATCTTCATATTCTTCTTCATCACTTGGGATGACATCATAACCCGCTGTAGCTTCGTAAACGTACTGACTCCAAACCATCCCGTGTTCTTACTTATCTTAATTCTGGGGTTTCTCTTTTATCCCTGTTAATGAGATAGAAGTCGATTCCTTTACTTTAATGTTGTCCTGGATAGCGTTAAGAGCCCCTTCCAGCTTGGCTTCATCTCCGCCAAAGAACTTAAGAAGACCTTCCCTAATGGCATCTTTGTTCATACTTCCCTTTCGTACGGATTTACGAAGGCTAATTTTACCTTTCCTGAGGTTAATGGTATCAATACCCTGACCAACCATGTGACTTTTCACAGTTTCCTTGAGACGCTTCTCTTCTTGGGTTAGGATCTTGATATCAGCTTTTGCTTCAGTAAGTTGTTTTGAGAGCTCCACAAGCTTGGTGACGCTATCAGAAAGTTCGTTGGGTACTGACATTATATACATAAAACTAAGGCTTAATCTTTAAGCAAAATTAGCACAAGGGGCGCATAGTGCCGTCTGGGACGATAGTGGAGTTGTTCCACACAAATGGTTCCTTGGAGTTTGGAGGCTCGGCACGAATTTGTTGGTTCGCGTTTCTAAGCGCACCACCAACGGTCTCTGGGAAACCGATTTGTTGGCGTGGTTCGAGGAAGTTTTGGCCAGCGAGGATGTCCTCTGGGGCGAATTCACCGAAGTCCTCCGCGGACGCAACTTCGCGTGGGAGGAGGGAGGAGGCGAGGCCGGTGCCCTTCTCCATGCCGCAACCCTTGCCTTGGGCTGGAACCTCCGCAGCTGGGCCCGCAGCGGCTGGCGCACCCTGGATCATCGCAAATTCGCGTTCACGAATGGAATAAGCAGACTTGTTGTTCATAGTGAAGAGCAAATAGACCAACACGGCGACCGCAGCCAACATCATGAGGTTCTGAGCACGACCCTTCTTCATCATCTTTTATATATGATAACAATTTTTTTTATTGGTCATCCACGAAAGCATACTCTTCTGGGTATGTGTCCAAGATTGGGTCCGGATGAACTCTGACCTGGACAACATTCCATGAAGCACCAAATGATTTTTTCGCAAACCAAATGCCAGAGAATTCCAAAATAACATCACAAATCTTGTCTGGTTGAACCATTTCAAGATCAACCTGTTCCTGCTGAGAATTGAAAGCCTTGGTGACTTCAATACACTCGCCTGTAATCTGATTGGTCGAATCGGGGCTTGGGGTATAGGCACTTTGAATCACCTTTTCAGAAAGTTTCTTTCCGAACCAAGTTTCACAATTTTCGCTGGCCGCATCAAGATTGAGCGCGTCAATGTCAGTAATTTTCTTCAAGTTCTCTTCTGAGACAATATCAAAAACCATCTCCCCTGACACATCAGTAACCTTCACTTTGTTCAACTGAACGAGGCATTTTCGCTTGGTATCTTCAAGAGCCTTTACGAAGTAGAGTCCGTCGTCACCTTTAGCTGGGGCGTTGTACAACATATTATATGTAAAACGCGTCTCAATTCTTTAACCCAATAAAGGGGATCATCGCGGATTTCTTTATAATAGAGCGAGGCACCCATTTGTCCCGTGCAGGTTTATATCCATACAATAACTTGGTATAGTCAATCACATTTGGAATGCTTTTACCATTTTTTGGTCTATAATTATATTCGTTCTTCACATAAGACTTCGAAGTATTCTTTATCCACTGGCGTTTGTTTAGGTTGAATCGCTGACTCCCATGAGTTTTGGCGTACCCTGGAATGTTTACATTTGGTACGGATGTCTTCACACCATAAACAATCTGTCTGGAAAGACGATCCTCCCGAGGCTTTGTTGTAAACTCCGCGTATCGCATTGGATTAACCTTTGCCGCCTGTGTCATATTAACAGTACCCTTTCTTCTTGACACATAACGGACACTTCTTATGTTTTTATGAGTTCGATTATATATAGTATTGATATTGTCGGTTGATTTGATTCTTGGATCTTTGGTAATCATTTTAGACAGCTTGAACATACGCTGTTGATCTTTCGCCTTCTTCTCTGGACGAAGACCCAGTTTCTGCATGAGATACACATCGTCAAGGAGGAAGCGCTTCCCGGCTACATAGAGACGCTTGTCATGGACAATCTCACCGGTGTCTTTGTTTTTGTAAGTAACACCCTGCTTTTTTGATTGAATTGCCTCGTATCCAAACTCTTTAGGTCGCATGAAAGGAATATCCAATATACCACCAAGAACGTCTTGGACAATTCTCCCCTTCTCAATTGAGTAATACCTAAGGTTTAGATCAAGGGCGAAGAGTTCAACATCAATGAAAATATCACCTTTACCTGGTGAACTGTTATTTTGGGTCTTTTTCTTTTTGATGAGAAGGTACCGCCTTGTAACATATGGACCACTTTCAGAGAAACCCAATCCTAAGAATCTCCCGACTTTGGTACTCTGGGAAAGACGTTGTTTGACTTTTGTGTTAATGCGTCTGGACAATTCACCCAATTTGTTCCATAATAACAACTTGATACCTTGAAGTTTTCCAAAGTATTTGTCATCGTACGCAATCGTAGGAATGAACTTTGTGTCTATGTCACTTGTGACAAGGCGATCCGATCTATCTAGGTACATATTGAAGGCTTCACCTCCGGAGACAACGAGGTCACCTGACGATTTGAGAAAACTGGAAAGTTCGGCAGCAGTCTTGATGACGATGTCACGTATAGAGTCCGTAACATAGGCATACACCATCTTTTCAAAATTTTCCTTGCCATGAACTCTACTTACCCTCTTCCTGAAAGCTCCAATGTTATTTGCCACGTAGTATTTTTCAAGAAGTGGGTCATTGAAGAATAAATTTTTCTTCATGAACCGTTTGATCACAGCTTCTGAATAAATTTCGGTGTCCATTATTATATTGACACATAATAATATGGTGTGTAATGTAATCGAGGAATGTCGATGCTATGCCTACTCAGACGTGCGTGACCCAAAGGAGACCCAGTTCTGTGGAGTTCGCAAGGGTCCGAATGTTGATCCATGCCCCGCCGACTGTTGCCATGGTGGTTGCCCAGGTGATTTTCCAAAAGAACCATTTAGAATTATAGACAGGCCCAGACTTGATATAAAAACGGTGGTTCACGACTTCGTGAAGTACCTCGATTCGCGAACAATAATTTTAATACTTCTCATATTTGTTCAGTTACTTGTGATCATTTTGTGACTTAAAGATTAACCTCATATGTAAGATATAAGATGTCTCTTGAAACTATCCAAGCTGAAATTACGGCGCTCCGCGCTGATGTCAAGTCTCTCACCAAGCTCGTTCGTAAAGTGAAGAATACGCAAGAAGATCCAGACGGAACTAAGGCCGCCGCTCGTGCTGCCAACAACGGCTTCAACCGTAAGCAGGAAGTAACACCTAAGTTGCGCGATTTCCTGGGACTTGCTGAAGGAGAACTCGTTTCTCGCTCCGAGGTCACCAAGGCTATCAACAAGTACATCACCGAGAAGGGCTTGAAGCATCCCGAAAACGGTCGCCAACTCATTCTTGACGAAAGACTCAAGGATTTGTTGCAGCCACCAGCGGATGTTGTTGTCACCTACTTGAACCTCCAAAAGTACCTCTCTCCACACTACATCAAAAAGGCTTAAAAAAATAACACTTCTTAACAATATGAACTTCACTCAACAAGATATTGAAAATCTCGTTGGTACAAAGATCAAGGATCTGTCTTTGTATCAAAGGGCGTTTACCCATAAATCCGCACTCAAAGAATATGAACAATTCAATGAATCCTTCGAGACCCTCGAGTTTATGGGCGATTCCGTTTTAGGTTTTATCATTACCAAATTCCTGTTTGATAGATTTGAAAAGAGACAAGAGGGATTTCTCACTAAAGCTCGTACAAAACTCGTTCGTTCCGAAACTCTAGCCGACATTGCATTGAAACTAGGTCTCAACAACCTTGTTCTCATGGATGAGAAGGGTACACGAAATGGGTGGAACAATAACCCAAAGATCTTAGAAGACGTGTTTGAAGCTCTCGTGGGCGCGGTATACATGGATCTTGGTCTTCTACACACAAAAGAGTTTGTATTACGGATTTACAATGATCCAAGATATGTGGATTTAAATTGTATTATGATTGATGATAACTATAAGGATCATCTAATGAAATACTGTCAGCTCACAAACGCTCCTTTACCAGAATATAGAGTCATGGGTCATCACGAAGGCGATTTTTACATTGATGCTTACATAAATGGTGTATTTGCGGGTCGGGGGCAAGCTAAAAGTAAAAAGCAAGCTGAACAATTAGCCGCTCGTGCATTCTTTGAACAGCTTAAAAATTACCAACAATAATACATTAAACAAGAATGCATCCTAACGTTAAAAGGTTGCTTGATAGGGAGTACGATGAGCAGCGATCGGAAGCTTGGCTAAAACTCCGTGGTAATATGCTCACCGCAAGCGATGCAGCTACAGCCATTGGTGTAAATAAATACCAGACTCCTGAAGACCTTCTCCTAAAGAAGTGTGGACTTGGCGAGAAATTCACTGGGAACGCTGCGACTGAATGGGGTACAAAAATGGAACCGGTTGCGATCGAAATGTTTGAAGAACAATACGGCGAAAAGGTAAATGAATTGGGGTTGATCCCACACGAAAAATATCCATGGTTGGGTGGATCACCCGATGGACTGACAGATACAAATTGTTTAGTTGAAATTAAGTGTCCCATGATGCGTAAGATTATTCCCGGAGAAGTACCCGAGCATTACATGCCACAATTACAATTATGCATGGAAATTATGAACTTAGAATCGTGTTTTTTTGTTCAGTATCAACCAATTGAAATTTCCTGGCCTAAGGAAGCTGTATTTGACGTTACCATTGTTCCTCGCTCGCGCGAATGGTTTGCGAAATACCTTCCAGTTATGGACGAGTTCTGGAAGAAGGTTCTTTACTTTAGGGAACACCTAGATGAGTTGCCTAAACCAAAGGAAAAAAAGACGCGTAAGAAAAAGGAAGTACCACCTCCCGTGTGCGAGGTTGAAGCACTTTCAGAGGAGGATGTATATAATGATTATTAGGATTTGACAATATGCTTTTCCAAAGCCTCTATTCGGTCACTGTATTTTGCTACCAAATCAAGTTCCAATTCAATGGCTTCCATTACATCGGAATGTTCGCCGATGCCCATGGGATTTGATAGGTATATTTCCACATTAGCGCGATGTTTGGCAATCATGCCCTCCGCATGAGTCTTTAAGCATTCGATAATCATATCTCTATTCATTTTTATATGACATGATAATCTACTTTTTAAGTATATCACCTAAGTGTGCCACCCCTATGTAAAAATCAAAACAAAACAGATGAAGATCGAGGAACAGTATAACCTTGCGAAGGACAATTTCAATGGTAGGCTATTCGCCCCCTACCAACGCGAAGGTGTCCTTTGGATGTTGACTATGGAAAATCAATCATCTGGTCCCAAAGGTGGATTTCTCTGCGATGAAATGGGTCTTGGCAAAAGCGCTCAATTAATCGCTACGATACTCGGAAATCCCAAAAAGAGTACTCTACTTGTCGTACCCAAGTCTATTATCACGCAGTGGGCAAATGAGATCAAGAAGTTTGCTCCGAGGCTGTCTGTCCACCTCTTTGATGGTCCAAATCGGAACCTTAAAGAAGCGGACATCGTTATAATGCCGTACTCACTTCTCTCAACACCCGAAGAAACCCCAATTCACAGACACAGCTGGGATCGAGTTATACTGGATGAAGCCCACGAAATTCGGAACAAGTCATCAAAACTCTTCAAAAGTGTGTGTCGTCTCGATACTGATATCAAATGGATCGTAACCGGTACCCCCGTTTTCAATTCTATGAACGATTTTGTGTCTTTGTGTGCATTCCTTGGCATCGACAGAACCCTCGTTCAGGGTATGACCAACAAGATCCAGGATATTTATATCCTTCGGCGAACCAAAGAAGACCTGGCAAAGATCAATACACGACTGGAACTTCCCCCGTGTTATTTCGAAAATATTGAACTTGATATGTTTCCAGATGAGAGACAACTGTATGAATTTGTTTTTAAGGATGCCCAAGATACAATCAGGGATGTGTTCAAACATGCTGTAAGTCTTAACTCAAAGAATATGGTTATTCTTGAGTGTTTATTGAGAGCGCGTCAGGCGATGATATGGCCACAGATGTACCTGGATGGCATCGCCAAACAGAATGATACACAAGCGGAAGAATGGATTGGGAGATCAAACAAGATGGAGACCCTTTTTCATATGATTAAGTCTCACCCAACTGAAAAGACTTTAGTTTTCTGTCAGTTCCGAGGTGAAATGGATTACATTCAAAAGAACTTGGAGTGTCCAACCTTTAGAATTGATGGTTCGGTTGCCAAGGACGAGAGAGACAATCAAGTGACTGCGTTCAAAAAGGCGCCACCGGGAGCTGTTTTCATTATTCAAATCAAATCTGGGGGTCAGGGTCTCAACCTCCAAGAGGCGACGCGTGTGTATATCACGGGGCCATCTTGGAATCCTGCGACTGAACTCCAAGCTGTGGGGCGTAGTCACCGCACAGGGCAAACTAAACCAGTGTATGTGAAAAAGCTCATTTACAAGGAAATGGATACATTTGTGAGTGTAGAGGAAGAAATGATGGCTCTCCAAGGTCACAAATCTATCGTGTGTTCAAAGGTTCTAAACGACGAAAGAATAGAAAAACAAATACCAGTGAAAAGAACCACGGAAAAAATTTCGATTTTGGATATCAAAAAAATATTCCGTGCCTAATATATAAAAAAATGTCAGTCGGAAGCCGAGCCGAAGTATTCCATGGAACCGCAGATAAGACCTCAGGTGGTCTCACTCAACGGGATTTGATGTTGGATCCAAATGATGGCCAAATCAAGTCCGTCCAAGCACACAAGTCTGCTCTTGCGCGAATGAAGAAGGAGGGTAAGAAGCACTTGACCAAGGTCTTCAAGCCAAAGAAGGGTAAGTTCACCCTCCAGCCAAAGGAAGGTACTGCCGCTTACAAGAAGAAGATGAAGAAGATGGCGTAAAAATTTGTAGGTGTAATATAAGAATGACTCTCGCGAAGTGGGATGAGTCCGTTAAGTTGGCTAAGATCAAATTAGGTTTGGACCCTAAGAGTTTTACCAAGATTCAGGGTAAACTTCTTAAGGAGGCTCAGATCATATATCACCTTCTTCTACTAAATAAAAATAATGGTAATAAGTAACATAAATGGCAGCACTTGCGGGTATGTTAGCCAAAAGTATGGCAAAGGGTATGGCAAAATCAGCCATGTGGCAGATGAAGAGAGAAGCGCGTAGTATGGCCAGGAGTCTTAAACGGGACGCAAAGGACTTGGCGTATGATTATCGCAATAAAGCCAAAGCCGCGGCGACTAATTATGTAGACGGTAAAAAGAAACGCATATACCAAACTGCCGGTAATGCATTCTATACAAAAACTGGCAGCGGGGGTCGTAACTATAGTCCCACACCCGCGTATTACAATAAACCGGGTACTGGCACTTATACACCACTTTAGATCTGGAATTGGAAACCCTTAAGATTTTGTGGTTCATATACCACCAATTGATTCAGTTTCCAAGTACAACCGAACTTTCTGTTCAAGAAATACACACTATTGAGTTCAACAATAGAATGTCCACTGTTTCTCGAATAGAGACCATTTGAAACCTCCGTCTTGATTGGATTTTTGTTTGCGTCGTAGACCGCCGCTTTGATCATACTATTTTGATCGGTATCAACCTTTACGCGAAATTTGGGTTCTCGATCGGGACTTTCCTTAATGTTTGAATTGAACATTGGTTTGATTTCATCATATGTCATCTTTTTTCCAAAGATCTTTTCACTTTGTTCAGTTACGGCATCGATGATTTTACCCTCAATTATTCTCAGGGATTCGTAAAACTTTTTAATGTAACTCCCCTCCTCATCGTGACCTTTAAGAGCTAGGTCAACGTTATATTTGGTAGGTCCAACTTCTGGTGTGAAACCCGAGACACCGAATGGCATGTAAAGCCTTGGAAATTGAATCCTCATTGGTGTACCTTGCTTGGTGGAGAGGACTATCTTACGGTTGTAAAACTCAGCGATTTCTAAATTTTCAATAGCGTCGTTGATTTTAGACATGGTACTGATTGAATATACATTTAAAACTTTAAGCTGAGCAAGCGACGCATTCTGGTTCGAGACTGAATTGGATCGGGCGAGCCTTTGCCTTTGATCTCAGATAATACATGCCAGTCTTAAGACCCTTCTTCCAGGCATACAAATGCATCGATGACAATTTGGACAATGTGGGACTCTCCATGAAGAGGTTCATACTTTGACTTTGATCAATGAAACGTCCACGATCCGCCGCCATATCGATAATATCCTTCATCTTGATTTCCCAAACTGTGCGGTACAACTTCTTGATCTCATCGGGGATGTCCACAATATTTTGAATGGAACCACCAGCCTTCACCATTAGGTCCTTCATATCCTTGGACCAAATACCAATCTTCTTGAGGTCTTCAACAAGATGACGATTCACAACCACAAACTCACCCGCGAGGGTTCTTCTCAGATAGATGTTCGTCGTGTAAGGTTCAAAGCATTCATTGTTTCCCAAAATCTGTGCGGTGGAAGCAGTAGGCATTGGTGCCATTAAAAGGCTGTTGCGAAGACCCTTCTCCTTAATGTACTCTTTGAGAGAACCCCAGTCATACATACCACTTAAGTTTGTGTCATCACCCCACATGTCAAATTGAAGCACCCCCTGTGACGCGGGAGAACCTTCAAAAGTTTCATATGAACCATCAATCTGCGCCAATTCACAGCTTGCTTCCAACGCTGCGTGGTACATTGTCTCGAATATTCGCGAGTTAATCTCCTTGGCCTCGTCCGAATCAAACGCAACCCGATGTAAAATAAATACATCGGCGAGTCCTTGAACACCTAGACCAATAGGACGATGTCTCATGTTTGACTTTCTGGCAGTTTCGACAGGATAAAAATTATGGTCAATAACCCGATTCAAATTTTTGGTGACAATCTTTGTGACTTCATGAAGTTTTTGATAATCAAACGTGCGAGTCTCTTCATCGACGTATTTCGGAAGGGCGATCGACGCCAAATTGCAAACAGCCGTCTCATCCTTATCAGTATACTCTAAAATTTCTGTACATAAGTTTGAACTCTTAATTACTCCCAGATTCTTTTGATTTGACTTTTTGTTGCACGCATCTTTATACAACATGTATGGAGTACCAGTCTCGGTTTGTGACTTGAGAATAGCCTTCCATACTTCCGCAGCTGGTAGAGTCGAATTGGCTTTACCCTCATCTTCATACTTTGTGTAGAGGGCTTCAAATTCTTCACCGATGGCATCGGAAAGACCGGGTGCATTATCCGGGCAGAATAGACTCCAGTTTCCACCTTCTTCCACTCTTTTCATGAATAGGTCTGGAATCCATAGCGCAGAAAACAAGTCTCTACACCTCGCCTCTTCATCCCCTTGATTGAGTCTCAACTCAAGAAAATCCATGATATCCGCATGCCAGGGCTCAAGATACACAGCAATGCTACCCTTTCGACGGCCTGCCTGGTTGACATAGCGCGCCGTCGCGTTAAAAACGCGGAGCATTGGAATAATACCATCCGATTGACCGTTTGTACCTCTAATACGAGACTTATTGGCTCTCACATCATGGATGTGCATCCCGATGCCTCCAGCCCACTTTGAGATTTGGGCACATTCAGTGAGAGTGCCGTAAATTCCATTAATTGAATCATCCTTGTTTGCAATAAGGAAACAACTGGACATCTGTGGTCTTGGTGTACCGGCATTGAAGAGAGTCGGTGTTGCGTGAATGAAAAGACCTTTACTCATTTTGTCATAGGTTTCCAAGACAGCTTCAATATCATCACCATGAATGCCAATGGATACCCTCATAAACATGTATTGTGGGGTCTCCATCAGAACACCATCAAGGCGCTGAAGATAGGATTTTTCCAGGGTTTTGAGACCAAAATAACCAAAATCGTAATCTCTCTTGGTATCGATATCATCTCTCACACGACCAGCGACGCGAGCAACTTCTTCCGTGACAATTCCAGCTTTTAATAGTTTTTTCATAGCAATATGGAAGTTATTAGGACACACCTTTTGTATATTACTCGCCGTGATGCGAGTCGCGAGAATTTCATAGTCGGGGTCAGTCGTGATCATACCAATACACACTTCCCCTGAAAGGGTGTCGATCTCCTGGACGGTAATACCGTCATACAGCGAAGAGGCAACTTGTTGTGCAACCTTGGAAGAGTCACAATTTTCTGAGAGTCCATACGTTAGATTCTTGATCCTATTGGTGATGTTATCAAATCTCATATCCTCAATACGACCTGAGCGCTTAACGACTCTCATGTTTTACTAATTACTCATCATGTTTTATTTTTAACTTACTTCCTACACCTTTCAAGATCACCGCTTGTAACCTTGACAGTACCAACGGTTTCAAACCTGCGTTCCTTCTGCTGAAGGTAGGTGTTGTTGAAGAATCGACCTTCTTCACCTGGTTTACTCACTGGAGCATATGATCCAACAAAGCAGGCTGGAGAATTGCAGACAATTTTTTCGGTATTTTTTGGTTTGTTGGCATAGACTTCGTCGAAGTCAGCGGCGTTCAACATTTAGTATTTACAGAGTTTTTTTTCCGGGGGTATATTAAATGTGTGACAACCTCCACCTCGATTCCATGAAGCAGTGTGAGACTCCACTCAACACCCTGTTCTTTTCTGAGTTCAACCAGAATCTTCTCCAGCGTGGAATTCGTCAGGCGTTCAAGAATAAAACTGGTATTGCGATTGATCGTCAAAACCCAGATGACCTGTATAGCATTATGCGGGTTGTTTTCATCAACAACTCGGGCGACCACAATTCTCGCGTGAACGAACAAGTGAGATCAATGAATCAAAGAGTTATCGAAACTGCCATTGGACAAATCCAAACTGGTGTCTCTCAATATATGGCGTATGTTCAGGATATTGATACCATCGCTACACCACTCGACCAACCAATAAATACCAGTACCTTTGGTAAAAAGATAGACAAGAATAACAAGATTGGTATTAATTAAAGTTTTGAGTCGTTGACAAAGTAAGATGAGCCTGAATTATTACAAATCGGAAACTGAAAAAGTATGCAGATCAAAGGGTTGGGATAGAGCTGCTGTAGATACAGTATGGCTTCTCCTGACCGAGGAAGTTGGTGAGCTTGCCTCGGCTATTCGCCAATACAAAAAGACTTACAAAAAGACTGGACTTAAGAAGGAGAGAGGTACGGATGTTATGATGGAGATGGGAGATGTCTTCAGTTATCTTTTCCAACTAGCTCACATGCTGGATGTTGACCTTGATAAAATGTGGGACGAGCACCGATCTAAAATGAAAACCAAAAAATATAATCTGAAGTAAAAGTAAATATGAGCAAGTACATGCTCTGTGATGAAGATGCCATTAATGATATCAATCCATTTGTCTCACAGGACTTCTCCCTACCAGGGGGTGTGAGACAGACGGGTAACTTTGATGATTTTACCAAAATTCGCGAAGAAGCGGGTATTCCGGAACAAAAGCGCAGCGTCTACTGTGACTATGGTTTGTGCGCCAAATCCGACAAGGCGCATTCTTTATCTAGACCCCTCCATCCAATACGCAATATCGATACTGGATATACAAAGAATGATAGAAAGTTTGTTGAACGTGTTGTTGTTGGTGTCGCCAATAATGCAAAGTTCTCCGTTATTGGATCTGTTATTTGCACCAGTTTTATTGCTCTGTTTCTATATCACGCAAGACGATAAATAGATATTCAAGTCTTGATTCATCCGTCGTCCTTTGTATGATGTCCATCAGTGTATCTTCACAAAACTTCCTCATAAAATCTCTCTGCCAAGCACTCTTAATATTAATCCAAGGTGGCTGGAAGGTGGGATCAAGAATAGTAACCGCGCGAGCTGTACGGATGTATGTATGAACATCGCGTTTATCAGCAATGATATTTTCAAGAGCCAATTCGGCCATTTTTTGACGAACCTCAAGGGTCTTTTCGCACATTGTGTCTAAGAATTTTTCATATGGAATAGATTGGCTTTCGGAGGTTAACGAAACCCAATCGGCGAGGGGATATGTATTGATGTAATCTACATATGTCTCGTAACCCCTTCCCCGCACAAAGCGCTCGTACTTAATCTCGACATATTCCAATTCAGACTCAACATCATATACAGCTTTGGCTGATTTGATGAAAGATGTCATTCTGACGTATAGGTAAATATATTCTCTAAGTAATATAAGTATGGCGCGAAACACCGCTCTAATTTTGGCTCTTGTTGTGGTAATGATATGTTGTTGTTCCAGTTCAGGAGTCGCCGTGTACATGTCCATGGGCGATGAACCGAGTGGGACTGGTCCAGGTTCCTCGGGATCCCCGGGTCCTTCCAGCTCTCCCGGTCCCGCGGGTTCACCAACACCGTCAGGTTCACCAACACCGTCGGGTTCACCGACACCGTCGAGTTCTCCAGCGCCATCACCAGCCCCAGCTCCTCCAGCTCCTCCACCTCCTCCACCTCCTCCCCCACCTCCAGCTCCAGCACCCGCTCCTACAATAGATAGTATCGGATGCCCGCCGAGTCACACTGCGTACTTCGGTGAAGAATTACCATGTTCGTTGGACGGTGTAGATTTTACAAAGTATATAAACACTGCATTTAATCATAGAAAGAATAGACTCGGTGGGAGTAATCCGTATTCGTCGCGTTGGCGAAGCAACTCAGGGACATCATTTAAGGACTGTTTGAACCACTGTTCCACCGACCCCGAATGTAAAGCGTTTAACTATTACGACGATTCGTCTAAATGTTTCTATTTTGATGAGGCGACAGAATTTAGCGTCGTACATGCCGAGGAGGAAGGGGCCAGGGGATACAAGGTTTAAAATATTGAGGTAATATAAGTATGGCACAAAATACCGCTCTAATTTTAGCTCTTGTTGTGGTAATGATATGTTGTTGTTCCAGTTCGGTGGGAGTCGCCGCGTACATGTTCATGGGTGATGAACCGAGTGGGACTGGTTCGGGTTCCTCAGGATCCCCAGGTCCTTCCAGCTCTCCCGGCCCTTCCAGCTCTCCCGATCCCGCGGGTTCACCAACACCTTCAGGTTCGTCACCGACACCGGCTCCGACACCATCTCCATCTCCATCTCCAGCTCCAGCTCCAGCTCCAGCACCGGCTCCACCTCCTCCACCTCCTCCACCTCCTCCACCTCCTCCACCTCCTCCACCCCCTCCCCCACCTCCAGCTCCACCCGCGGTAGAAACCCTCGCCTCGAAAGCGCGAACGGGTGCATTCGAAGGTGATTTTGAGGCTTGTTGGTCGGATCCTCTCAGACAAGGAGACTGGGGTTCTAACGGTGGGTTTATTTGCTGTGAAGCTGGCGGTATTCCTTTCCCACGACGGGGAATGGATGGTTACGAATTTTGCTACGATAACACCTAAGTTATTATTTGGTACTTAAAAGTTAGATAAAGACGAGGGGCTCTATATAAAAGACTAAAGAATGTACTCGGCTATTGCCAATAACAGTTTTTCGTATCTCCTCACTCTCGATGAGTTTATGAAAGAACTTCCTCAAGAAATAAGACCTTCTTGGATAAAGATTACGACGATAACAATGGTCTCAAGCTTTACCCAGAACATTGATATTAAGAAACTTCGTGGCGTTTTTGAAAAATTGGGATCTTTCAAGTTGAGACGCTCCGGCGCCCAGTGTAATTCGGGGTTTGAATGGAAATTGAAGCCTACGACTTTTTACAATCAGGTGACTCTCACATACCATGACAGTTATAGTACGAAGTCTGTGAAAGTTTTCCCAAATGGATCTATCCAGGTTGCCGGATGTTGCGATCTCTTTGACTGTAAGAGGATTATCACCCAATTGAGCTACATATTCAACAGCTTTTTGGGAATGGAAATTCAGATGCCAGAGGATTCCTTCAGGGTTGTCATGATCAACTCCAACTTCTCTCTCAATTATAACATCAATTTGATGCGAGTTTCTCAACACTTTGAAAATAACCCGGATATCTTCAAAGTCTCTTTTGAACCAGACAGATATTCTGCCGTGAAGATTAAGTTTAAACCTGCACAGGATATGAAAGAAATTACAACGAGCATCTTCTCAACCGGTAAGATTATCATCACCGGCGCAGAAACTCTTAAAGAAATTGCCTTCGCATATAACATTATCAATCAACATATCAATGAAGATCCCCAGATCCGGGTTTCCCCGACACAAGAGAAGGATGTCTTTGATGTGTTCTTGGGTCACAAATGTGATTCGATGGTTGAATACCTACGAGGAAAGGGTTTCAACTCATGGCTTCAGACGATCACGAATAGACGAATTAATTTCTAATTGTAATTTAATAAAGATGTCTCAAAGACTTGGAATGGCCGACGGACGATGCTTCACCCTCAACTCCTCAGCCCAGCTGACCAACAATTACATCATGGAACAAAACAAAATTTCCCGCGAAGACAACTATGGCTACCGCCAACTTCTTCAAAAGCAGGGTCCAGAACTCCTCAACAAGATGCAGGAACAATCCCGTAAAGGTTGCGATCCATGTGATCGATACACTGATATGTCCAAGACCTATTAGATAGTGTGATAAATTATGATAAAAACTTTAAAACTATACTCTAGAATGTCACAATGTGCCATATGTCTCAATGAGGTAAGGTCAACAAGGACCAATCCACCTCTCCGTTGTGGACATGTGTTTCATTCCCACTGTCTAGAGGAATGGAAAAATAAAGGTAAGAATACTTGTCCCGTGTGTCGAAGAATGTTTGACGTTTCAAAATTTAAGGTGACAGTGACGGTTCAGAACAATTACACAGCAGAATCTAATACTGTGTCATTGGAGAATGAAGCCGTTTTCAATATAATGGATACATTTAATATGTCTTTTGATGTTGAAGATACACTGGATCTAGAGAGTCTTTTTTCGGACCTTGGGATGAGTCTTTCCGACCTTGATTCCCTTCTCCTTGACGCAGAATGAGCTACAATAACGCTCATAGTTTAGCCCAGGATATTTCCTATCTGCCTTCCGGGGATCTTTGATAACCTTGCCAGATGCATCAACCAGAAGCGGTCCCGTTGCCCATCCCCGCTTGTGGCTGAAAACATTGGCTCGGAAAACTATTCGCTTATTTGGCGCAAATTTACCAGCACGCTTCACACGAGAGAGTGGCACTTTGAAGAATTTCGCGACAGATTCCTGGGTATCGCCGGGTTTGATACGATACTCTACAACATTGTGTTGAACATAGAAGTGGAAGTCTCCTTGGCGAATGTAATTTGTAGGTCTTCCAGGACACACAAACAGCATGACCTTGTAGTACCCCTTCTTGCACTTTTCACCAGGTTTCGCGCGATAGACCTTTCCAGGGTTATCAGATAGGACGGCTTTTGGAAGCCCGGTACAGGTTGTGTAATCGTTTGGTTTATTTGACAGACCGGATCTGTCACCTGGAATACTCTTCTGCCAGCGGTAAGCTTCATAATCACCAACGGCATATGCGTAACAATTATTGTTACCAATTCCAGTGGCTGTTCCCCACCGACGGTTGGTGAACTTTCTTTCAGAGCCACTCATAGGAAGGTCCTTCTTCATTTGTAGTTGGGTCAGAAAAAAATATTACTATTTAATAAAATGACAGTCCTTGATCGCGTTGCCAAATCCGAGTCCAGAACCGATATGCTTACTGAGCTTCTCATCTTCGTTCTCAATGTTCTCATTGCGACTTTCGTACTCCGATTCGCATGGAACCGATCCCTTGTTAAGCACATTAGCACTCTCAAGCCAATTAAGACCATGCTTGATGCTTTCATTCTCGCGTTGTCTATCAACGTTGTGAGAGGTGTTTAAATATTAATATAAAATCCAGTATAATTCATTATTGATAAGTTGAAACAGTCAACTTATGAGTAATTAGAGTATTTAGATTTCGGTGTAACCCATAATTCTTTCACCTTCTGGACTCACAAGAGTTGGGAAGCCTGTCATACCCGAACATTTCTCCTTTTCACAGTCTACAAATCTGAAAGACTTTTCATTCTTCTGCATATAGTTCAACTGTTTCACAGTCCAGCCACATTCCTTGCTCCCGTACACGGTCCATTGTCCTTCGCTTGAAGTCGAAACTTTTTTCATTCTAAAAAGGATAAAGATGGCGGCGGCAACGAGAGAAATTGTTATCAATTGCTGACGACGCATTATTGTATAATATATATTACATATTTTTTATGAATCTACACATTTGTTCCTTGGTCAATTTTGGATCTAAATTGAACATCTTCGCCAAATCACCCTTCTTATAGAGACGACACTTCCGTCTGTCAATTTTGGCGTTGCCATTCTTGTTGATTGATATCTTTGGTCTCTGTTTTGTGGCTACAGGGGCTGCATTTGGAGACTTCTTTTCGGGTGGCTTAACCTGGGCAATACCGGGTCTTTTTAATGGCATCTTCTTCTTTTCGGCGTTCTTTTGGAGGACAGCCACAGCGCGGCGAATAGCACTTGACTGATTAGCACTCCCCTTACGCACGGGTGGTTGTGGGGGGCGGGGGGCGACGACCGCTTTCTGTTTCTTTGTTGGCAGAACCTTTTTGAGTACACGAGTAAGAGGGTTCTTCTTTGGCGCACTACTAAAGAATGGATGTTTTAAAATTGTTTCGTAGGTTGGAAAATTGTGTTTCGCACCTAATACCATTCTGTAATTATCAACGTATTTGCCCCAACTGGTCTCCGTCCACCGCTCTCCCCGCGGTCCTCGGTACTCTTCGGGTAATACATCGCGCAAGAATTCTTTTGTCTGTTTATAACCACTATATGGCGCGAATTCGTAATACATTGAATTAAGAATCAAGTGTGCGTCATACATTATATGACTTTTACTACCAATACCATGAGACGAGGCGAGATCCCCGGATGTTACGATCGGGTTTCTCACACTTTCCATGGTGGACATACCAAAATCTATGATTACTGGTTTAAATCCACCCTTCGTTTTAAGAATGAGTAAGTTGTTCGCGTGAAGATCGTGGTGTCTAAATTTTGGGTATTTTTTATGAATGTTGGCCAGGTTTTGTATCAATTGTCCGATGACCTTTTTAACCGCAGCCTCACTTGGTTTGGTCTTTATCCATGCCTGAAGGCTTTTACCATCGATGTATTCGAAATAAAGAACATCGGCGAATCGGCACGATTTGAAATGATACATACGGGGTGTGCCCATTCCT